GGTTACTCTATGTAAGAAAGGGATTAATCCCGAAGCTCGTTATACAATTCTGAAAATGGATGAAGAAATACAGGAAGTGAATAAAATGACAGAAAGTGAAGCATTAAGCGAAATAAGAGATGGTCTTAGTCGTGTGTTAAAGCACATGGATAAGCCTGAGACAAAGACTGAGAAATCCGGGGATAAAGCAGTAGCTTACATTGATACCCTTGAAAAGTTTGCACATGAGCAAGGGATTGACCTCGACAAACTACGAGGACATTACGGATTAGCTAAGGCATACCTACCCGGTGTGGATGGATCAAGTGGACATACCCACAGAGGACAGGGAGATGCTGAAGGAAGTGGTGAAAGCGCATCCGAGCCTACCTATCCTTCTCTCTCAGCTCCCGGTGGCAATAAGTATGTCATCAAGCAACCCGGCGTTTCTAATATGGCATACAACAAGCCATCAGGGAACAAGAATGTGATTAAATCACGCCGACGCAAAACAGCTCCAGCAGGTGAAATAACCGCCGCTGGCCTTGAGAAGGGATACCGTGCTTACGCTAACCTTCGTGATGAAGAATCCCTCAAAGGATTAGTCAAGAACGAGTGGCAAGGCCGATACGATAAAGAAACCAATCGTGCGCTTGAATTGCAGAAAGCTAATGATTACTCAGGCCAAATCGCAAATCTCCAGAATGAGATCTCGAACCTACAAACAACTAACAGCGAGATTCAGAAGTCTGCTGTTGTTCAACCTACAGATATTAGAGTCCCCACGCATGAAGAATATGCGGCTATGGGTACAGACTTAGATGGCTGGAAAGCCGTTGAAGATCTGGCTCGGAGGTCAGTTCGAGGCGCGTGAGCGTTTCTAAAAGGAGAAATAAGAAGGTGAAATTATGAGTGGATCAAGAGGATACATTAGAACAATTGAAGATATGGAGCGTTTGTACTACGGTGCGGGCGCAGGAGCGAACGCATGGGCATACAGCGGAACAGACCTACTAAAGGCCGATTCCCCTTTGATGTCAACTACCACAGGTACTTACCAAGCTATCTTTGGCCGTAAAGTGTGGTCGCAACTTAACCAAGAGTTTAACGCATTTAGCATACTACCAAAGAAACCATGGGAGAAGTCCGGTTGGAGAGTCGTCACAGCTAAGCCTAACGCAGGTGCAGTAGGTGGCGGATTACCTGAGAACGGAACACTACCAGAAACCGTCAAGCCGACCTTTGCTCACGTTAGCGACAAACCAAGAACAGTAGCTCATACATTTGACCTGAGCGAAACTGCTATGTTCCTAGCTGACAAAGATGACGGATTAGGCGATGCAAGAGCTGTTATGAAAATGGAAATGGCTAAACACCACGCTGAAGTAATCAATAAAATGCTTCTAAGTGATGTAAAGAACCGTTCAAGCACTCTGAATGATTTCGAATCATTAGACCGCTGTCTATCAGCTACTAACATTGAAGCTACAAGTTTCAGCGACATCGCTGCGGGCGATCACAAACAATACAACATCGACCGTGCAGATGACGGCAGCTCACAAAGCTGGTATGATTCTAACGTGGATGCAGGAGCTTCATCGGCTCAAAGACCATTAACTCTGAATATCCTTGACGGAATGTTCCGAAGTGTATGGGAGCGTGGTGGGCAACCAAAGGTTATCCTAACCGGCTATGACACTCTTGAGAAGATCCAACAGCTCTTACAACCTCAGCAAAGATTTACTGAGATGAAGAGAGTAGTTCCCGGTGTAAATGGTGTAAAGGGTGTTCCCGGTATGGAAGCCGGATTCATCGTAGCTACCTACAACGGCGTTCCACTAATCCCATCCAAAGACATTGTCGAAGATGGCGGCGGATTAAGTCGTATGTATTACATGGATACAGATTACCTATACTTCTGCACAGCAAAACCTACTCTATACCACGAATCTGGTATTGAAACCGGCGATCCATTTGGTATAAACAGACTAGGCCAGATGGGTATGTTCCACACTATGGGCGACCTATGGCAACTGTTTTATGGCGCACATGGAAAAGTGAGGGATCTATCCGCTTGAATGAGTGATATGGAGAAAATGAATAGAGGTGAAATGATATGGCAACAGCGAATATAACACAAGCAAGCAGTTCCGTAGTTCTTGATTCAAGACTATGGATGGGAACGACAGCAGGTTCAACCGCATGGTTGAATGGAATAGCAGGAGTATCTGCCGGAGACGCAGAAGGTGGAGTAAGCCTTCTTGTAGTCGATTTGGTATGTGCATCTGCATCAACACTAACTAAACTTAACTTTAGCGACACCACTATAACCGGAGTGAACGGAACAACCGCATTAGCAATTCTTGGAATACAGAACCTAAGCGGTGGATTCGAAGCACCTACCATCCCTACAATTGTATCGGGAGAGGCGCAATTTACAACCGCCGGAAGTACAGCTGGCGACACACATAGAGTGACGCTACTATATTTGTGAGGTGAGCCATATGGCTCTCACCCTCAAGTATGTCGGCTCTAAGGCATACACAGAAGTGTCTGTCGAGAACATCCGATACGGTTTCGCCCGTGGCGTGACCCGTGATGATGTTCCAGATTGGTGGATCGAGCTAGAAATCCTACCTGCAATAGCAAACGGCACTACAATGTGGATTGTTGAGGGCGTATCTCCTAAGTCGCAAGGCAAAGAGATGATTAAAGCTCTCCAAAATGCGGCAGAGAAGGCCGCACCAGTTCCAGTTCCAGTTCCAGTTCCAATTCCAGAACCAGA